ACGGATTCGAGTCAACTGAGTTCCCAAACCTAGACCCGTTTCTGTGGCGTCCCGTGCTGGCTGGAGTTTGGACGCACCGGGATATTGTTGAAGGTGTATTCACATTTCAGGATTTGTGCGAGGCGCATGAATATCTTGACGTGAAGGAAAAGAACGAGGCCGACTTCCGCGCATGGAGAGCGGCAAAGGAGGCGATCTGATGGCCGATGTAATCAAATCTTATCTCGTCTCCATATCTGCTCACGTCGATAAGCAATCCTTTGACAAATTCACCCAAGCAATGACCGGGGCGGAGAAAACTGTCTCCTCTTCCGTAGGGGGAATCCTCGGAAAGTTCCTTGCGTTTCAAGTGGCTGGAACGACCGCCTTCGCTACCGTGGGCTTTGGTCTTATTGGTTACATAGACAAGCTGGCAATGTTAGACCGAAAGACGCAAATCCTCGCACAGCAGAACATGATGAGCGTGCAGCAGTACCGCTCAGTGTCTTTGGCTTTAGATGCGATGGGCTTGTCTCTTGAGGACGTGTTCTTTGGGACGCGGGAGATTCAAGACCAGTTCCAGGGTTTAATTCAGGACCAGAAGCAGTTGGCTTTGATGCTCGGCCCTGGGTACGAAGAGTCTATGAAGCAAATAAGAGGCGTGATTTATCAACTCCAACGCCTTGAGGTAAAGGGAGAATACTTCGGCATGAAGTTTGCCGAGGACTTGCTTGCTAAATTGGGATTCGGGCAGGGCGGTATTGAGATGCAGTTGTCGCGTCTCAATGAATGGGTAATGCAGAATATGCCGCGCTGGTCAGATGAATTGACTAATGATTTCATCCCTGCGCTCGGCCAGATGTGGGACATTCTCAAGAAAACAGGGAGTCTATTCCTTGACCTGTCGGTTGACTTCGACAACTTCGTGGGAACGCTTTCAGGCGATACGAACATTGATACCAAAACCGCATCCTTCGATAGCTTCGCGCTATCTATTGAGCACGTTGTTTATTGGCTTGGAGAAGCTATTAAACTCATGCTCGGACTTGAGGCGGTTGGTGTTCATTCCGTAGGCTCAATATGGGACTTAGGCAAGGCGTTCTTGGATCCTGCCGGTGCTGGTAACTCACCTGATGTAGCATGGAAATATCTAAATGACGCTGCGGATGAGGCAGTAAAAGCGGCTCATGGTTTCCAATCAATAGGGCAAGTAGTCCTTGGTGGTACGCAGTATGGAGATAACTTCTCTAGCCCTGCACGCTCTAACGCTCTCGCCAGCAACGTGAGTGGACTCCCTATAGAATTTCTGAAACTTGTTCATGGTGTTGCGATGGCCGAGTCCGGGGACCGGCAATATGATAGCTCTGGAAAAGTAATACTTGGGCCGTCAATTGCGGGAACAACAGAACGTGCCATTGGTAGGATGCAATTGTTGCCTTCTACAGCTAAGATGCTTGGTGTAGACCCCTATGATGCAGGACAGAACTTTGAGGGCGGAGAAAAGTACCTCCTTCAACTTCTCAAAAGGCATCAGGGAAATATCCACGACACACTTGCTGAATATGGAGGATTTAGAACTAAGTCTCCAGAAGATTACGTGCGGCGTGTGGAGCAAATGGGGGGAATCTCGGTTGGGACAATCACAATCAATGTTCCTGCCAGCGCCATGACTCCGCATGAGACGGCGCGGGCTGTGGCGAACGGTGTACGGGATGGAATGGATGAGGCAACAAAGCACATGATTCTTGCGATGAATGGAGCATATCAGTAATGGGCGGTATGATTATTCCCGCAGCCACATCCGCCGCGATTGCAGGCGCTGGGGAGATAATCGTCTACGCTGTAACGTCTGCGAAGGCAGCGGCAATGAAAGCCTCTATTGCCGCGTCGGTTCCCGCCGCAAACCCGTTCCGTCCTCCGCAGTGGGCTTCACCTGCGCTCACGATGATTACCGTTCCCGCATCTTATGTGCAATCGCAGAACCAGACGCAATCGAGTGTTGGAGCGGTGACGAACAGTTCCGTAGCTAGTTCTGCAAAGGAAAGCGCATCCCCACAGTTTCTTGTATTTGATGGCGTGATGCGCGTTTCTCATTCTCAGCCCATGACGGCGACAGAGCACCCAATTCAGGATGCGGCGAACCTCACTGACCACATCCGGGCGAATCAGGCAACTATCACGATGGATGTGTTAATGACTGACGTTCTGCCTGCCTATGCTGTAGGTCAATGGGTAGGGAACGCATCTAAGTCCATATCGTGTTTTGATACGCTCGATGCTCTACGCTTGGCTCGTGTTCCGCTGACGTTGACAACGCGCCTGAAAACCTACTCTCCGGTTTTTATTATGAACGTGATACCAGATGATACAGCACAGACTCAATTTGGATTGCGCTGCCGGGTTGAGTTCAAGCAGATGTTCCTATTCAGCGTGGCTACTCAGACGAACAGCGCACGCAACCAGACAACGGGAAGCAGTGCTATCGGCACAACCGCCGTGCAGCCCGTACCTAGTGGTGTAACAGCACAGAATGGTTTACCTTCTTCTTCGACAGGAGTTCAATCATCTGAACAGCTTCAATCGGAGAACGCGAAGATTATAGGGGCAGGGAACTGGAGCAGCAACAATACGGGGGGTATCCCATAATGGCGCAGATTATCCCTCTGACGAATGCACCTAATCAGACGCTCACCGTGGCGCTGAATGTCAATGGTGGGGTCTTGCGCCTTGGCCTGTTCATTACCTACAGCGAGATGGCTCAGTATTGGATCATGTCAATCTCGGACTCGCAAGGAAATCTGTTGCTCTCCTCTATCTCGATGGTGACCGGCTCATGGCCCGCCGCGAATCTCTTAGCGCAATTCGGCTACCTAAATATCGGGAGCGCGTACATCATCAATCTAGGGCAGGTGCCAGACGATTACCCGAACTCAAACGAATTAGGGTCGAGTTTCTTATTACTGTGGGATGACAACGCATGAGCACTCAATACAGTCCGGTGTCACAGATACCTAACTTCGGGTGGATGTGGAATCTTACTGTCACAAATCCTTCTAACGACCAAGGTGATGCGTTGACGGCCACAATTTCATCAACTGCGTGGACTCCAGAGCCGATGCGGATTGTTTTTGAGGTAAACATTCTTGGGTACTCCTCTCATGCGTCGTTCTGGACGGCAAAGATTGAGCTTTATAACTTGAGCGCAGACCAGGCGCAGAACTTCATATTTGGGCAAGGAGCTACGGTTTCACTTTCGGCAGGATACCAGGCCGGCCCATACGGTGTGATCTTTCAAGGAACTGTCTATCAGGCACTTTACGAACGCCCCGGAGTAGTCGATTCAAAAGTAACTCTCATGTGCTACACCGGTCTTACTGAGACGGTAGCGAACTTTGCAGTGTTTCGCGGAACAGCCATGATGACGCAATCTGCGCTTGTGGCGAAGATGTGCTCCGGTTCGCAGGTTCCGATTCCTATTCCCTCGGCCTCACAGAGCAGCCTCGATACATTGCCTCAGACGCAGTTACCACGGGCGCGTCCGTTCTTCGGCGATCCGCATAAATTCATTGACCGCGTGGCCGCAGCGAACAATATGCAGTCGTGGTACGGTTTTGACGGACTTGGAATTAGCACCATGACTGACCAGAACACAGTCAGCACGATAACCTACACTTCGACAAGTGGAATTCTTGGAGTTCCGCAACAGACACAGAACGGGGTTACGCTGGTGGTCGCACTTGACCCGCGTCTCAAGGTGACTGTTCCACCGATGCAGATTAACATTGCGAGTTCAATCATCAGGCAGTTGCAATTCACGCCGCCAGGATACCGCCCCATCCTTGACCCGAACGGACTCTACCTCATCAATGGGTTGCAGTTCCGGGGGGATAGCAGGGGAAATGTGTGGGAGACAGAGATAGTCGGTTTGACGAGTATTGGAGGAAAGGCTGCATATATCGCTGATGCTACAAGTCCGAGTCCACTAGATAGGAGGGCTGCAAAATGAGCAACACTCCCATGATTCCGATTCAGCATCGCCTCAGTATTCAATCGTCTCCGATTGATCTTGCTCTGCATCAATTTGAGTGCGACTTTCGCTGCCACATCCCGGCTGTCGTAGTCGCTAATCTGGATGGAAATGCATTTAGCCCGCAGAAGATGACTGTCTCTGTTCAGCCTACGATAAAGGAAGTTATCAGGAACGGGGCGGTCCCAACGATTACCACTCTTCCCATCCTTGATGATGTTCCAATCAAGATTCCTACTGGCGGGGGATGGAGCCTAACGCTTCCAATCAAAATCGGAGATGAGTGTGAGCTATCATTTCAAGACATGGCCTTCGATATGTGGTGGCAGAACGGCGGAGTCCAGAAACAACCGGACGGCGCACTCTTCCGACACGACGTTGGTGATGCCTTCGCTGAATTCGGAGTTAGAAGTGTTCCAAACGTAATCCCAAACTACTCAACCACTAGCGCACAGCTTCGCAACGACAGTGGTCTTGTGGTGATTGATTTGGCTACAGCGGGAATTACAATCACTTCTCCATCGTTGAATGTGATGGACTTGCTGATTATTCCTTTCGTTGGAACGCCAAACTTCAAGTCTCCGCTTGGAACTGGCGTCTATAGCGTAGCGGGGATGCCGATTCCGTTAGCTCCATTGGCCGGGGTTGGAGCGAGGGCGTTTGTCACTGACGCAATAGCTAACACATTTCAGGCTCCGTATGTCGGCGGCGGGAGTTACGCATTGCCAGTATATTCAGACGGAACAGGATGGTTCATAGGATGAGCACACCGACGATCATGGTTCAACAAAATGCGATGCCTCAGAACGATCCTGTCGAAGGAGCGAATGGGCCAGTGTTTCTTTCAGATCTTGACGCTGTGGCGCAAATCATCTATACGACTCTTCGGCTGCTCTTGGGAGAGTGGTGGGAGAATCTGACTATTGGTTTTCCGCTCTTCCAGTCGCTCATCGGCTCTAGCGGTTCCCCGACCAATCAGGCCGGGGTCATGCTCATCATTCAGCAGACGATTCTCCCCTGTCCGTATGTCCTGCAAATAGTTGATTTTAGCTTCGTACACAACACGGCAACATTCAACTCCACCTTTACGGCAACCGTAAGTACGAGTTTCGGTACACTGGTAATAACGAACGCGCCCGGTTCGAGCGCACAGGTGACAGCATGAGCACACCGCCATACATCGCGCCTTTCATCAGTCCGACAGCGGGCCTCGTGCTGCCGTCCTACCAGAGCATCATCAATGACCTCATCAGCGGGTATAAGGCGATTTATCCGCAAGTCGTTTATCTTGGAACAGACACGGCAAAGTATCAGGAAATCAGCATCTTCGCGCTGAAAGTTTACGACTGCAACCTAGCCTCGCAGCTTGCCTACAATGCGCGTTCGCCTATCTCGGCGGTTGGGGCAGACCTCGACAGCATCGTAAAAATGAATGGCATTGCTCGGCTTCCCGCTTCATATTCCACGGCTCCCTTGACCGTCTCAGGTGTTGCCGGAACGGTTATAACGAATGGTCTGGTAACGGATACGCAAGGAAACGCTTGGTCGCTACCCGTATCCGTTACCATCCCTAACAGTGGAAGCGTCACTGTTGGCATTATCTGCCAGACTGTAGGGGCTATTCAGGCCCAGGCTGGTTCCATCACCACCATCTCAGGAGGCGCTACGGCTGGCTGGATCGGGGCTACAAACCCATCTGCGGCGCTTCCTGGTTTGCCTGTCGAGTCAGACTCACAGCTTAGGGCGCGTCAGGCAATCTCAGTAGGGGCACCATCGCTCACACGGCTTGCCAGCACCATCGCTGCCATTGCAGCGGTCCCAGGAGTCACCCGGTACGCTACAGGAACCCCAACGCCCGATTCCGGGCTGGGAAGCTCTATTGAGAATCCGACTGGAGGCATTGACTATTGGGGCAATCCTCCTCATTCAATCAGCATGGTTGTGGAGGGAGGTCTTGACCTCAATGTGGCGACGGCGATCTACCAGAAACGAGGATTGGGAGTCTATACGAACCCCGACTCCACGGCTGGCTCTACCAGCGTGCCGGTGACAGATGCGAATACAGGGACCGTGACTACCATCGGCTTCCAGCGGCCCACCTACGTGCCAATTTACGCCACAATGGTGATACACGGGTTGGCCGGGTATACGACCGCAACGCTAACGGCAATTCAGGCCGCGATTGTCGCGTATCTCAATGGTCTACAGATTGGCGAGACGGTCACTTATTCAGCCTTCTATGCCGTGGCCTCTTCGGTCATGCCAAACATCTTGACTCCTCAGTTTTCGATCACGTCGCTCTTTACCGGAATCACTTCATCGCCTTCTGGCACGACCGACATTACCCTGAGCTATTACCAAGTGGCGCAGGGAACGCTTGCCAACATCATCTTGAGTGAGGCATAGATGCCACTTTTCTCTCAAAGCGGGTACGGATCGGGCAAATACGGAGTTGCTGATACCGGGCCTCTCTACAGCATGAGCCTCTATTACTATCTAGGGCTGCTCACGTCAGAATACCGGCTTGCCCCAAACCTGAATTTCTGGCTTAATGACCTGCTTTCACCACTGAACGATACGACAAACATGATTGCTGGAATGACTGAGGCGTTCGATCTCGGTTCGGCACAAGGATTGCAGCTTGACGTGGCCGGTCAGATTGCCGGGGTGAGTCGCACGGTTGGGTTTCAACCATTGGGCGGCGTGAGTCCGGTTTTGGACGATGTGACCTATGCTCTATTGATTCAGGCAACCATAGCTGCAAATCAATGGGATGGAACAGAAAGCACGCTTTATGCTATATGGAAGCAACTGTTCCCCGGTGGTTCAATCAACATCATCGACTCTCAGGACATGGCCTGTACAATTGTTTTAACGGGATCATTTACGAGCATCATTCAGGACTTGATTTTGAATGGTTATATCGTTCCGCGACCGGAAGGCGTCGAGTACACTTACGTGTTCGGCAACCTTCCGATTTTCGGATTCTCAGAGTCTAACACGACATTCATTGCAGGCTGGAATACTGGCCTTTGGGCGGGGTAAATCATGGGAAAATTTCTTCAATGGAATCCGAACGAAACCAACCAGGAGACGGATGCTCAGTATCTTGCCGATTCGCAACGTGCTTCTGGGGCAGTGAACGATACTCCTCTTCCCGCCCCTCTCGGAAATAAGGCGTTCTATCAATGGAGTACTTTCTGCGCCGCCTTCGGTCAGATGATGGCAAACAAACCGGGGGCGTATGTCCTTGATGATTCCAGCGAGAGCGCCCTTGCCGCTGTGCTGGCAAATATCTTGACTGAATCGGATACCGAGCCAAACATCATTAGTGTTTCGTATTCTCCTACGCCCGTTTTTAATGCCGCAAACTCGAACGGATTCCAGATGACGCTTTCAGGAAACATAACGTCATCTACTATCAGCGGCGTAACGGCGGGGCAGTTGATAGCCTTCTATTTCGCTCAAGATTCTGTCGGCGGTAGAACAGTTAGCTGGCCCTATTCGTTCGTGGGAGCATTGCAGCCAGACCCAACGCCGTCCGCAGTCAGTGTCATGCTATTTCGTGCCGATCTGACCGGCAATCCCCGCGCCGTCTCGCCGATGATTAGCAACAATGGACTGTTTGTAAATGCGCTCTCAGCCCAATCAATAACTCTGGCGGCGGGAGCGCCTGTAGGCGCGGCACTGATCGGGAATGGAACGGTATTTAATTCCCACGTCGAAACTCAGTCTGATATGCTCGGCACGTATTCTTCGGGGAACACATATACAAACAACAGCGGATTCACGGTCACGGAAGAAGTTACCCTTACCGGACCATTCAATGGAACAACCGGGAATGACCATTTTCTAAAATCTTTTATTAACGGGACGACTGGACCCGCAAGTTCTATTTCAAATTCAGGGCAAGGGTATTGTCATGTCACATTCAGAGTTCCACCGGGCGGAACTTTCAGCGTAACAATAACAGATACCGCCTATACGTCAACAATCACTTCGTGGCTGGAAGTAGGTTAATATGCCGAGCACAAGTTTAGGATTTCCGCAACCCGCAATAGGCTCTAACAACTGGGGCCAACCCACAAATGCGGGCTGGGCGCTCTTGAATCAGTTCCTAACGGGGCAAGCGCCGATTACCGGACTGAATGTACAGGGCAACGTTACTATATCGGGTTCGCTGACAGCGGGGTACATTTCAGGCGTGATTCCTACGGGGGTTGTGCTTGTTCCATTCTCCGCCACGCCGGTATTCGATGCGTCCAGAGGACTCGAATTCAAGCTGACATTGACCGGAAACGTAACAAGTTCTACTTTCATCAATGGAACTTTAGGACCATCGCTGATAGCGTTTCGTATGGTACAGGATGGAGCGGGCGGTAGAACATTCACATGGCCTACAAATGTGCGCAATGGTGGAATAGTTAACGATCTCGCGAATGGTCGATCATCGCAGCTATTTGCCGTTGACTCAGATGGAAGTTTGGACGCGGTTGGACCAATGATGTATTCGTAAGGGGAAAACATGAAACATATTTTGGCTTTGACAATCTTGTTCTTATCGGCGACTTGCATCTATGCGCAATCATGCCCAAGCGGAACTGTGCCGATTCAAGGCGGTGGGACTTGCGCAACATCAGCAGCAGGTGCGAACTTAAGCATCACCGGCGCAACGCAGACC